AGGTGATGGGGTTGGTCATCAACGAGATGTCGATGGGTCCGGTGTTTGCAGTGCTCGACTGCGACTGCGACCACAACGGATTGGGCGGCGTGCCGGTGGCCCCGGCAGCGAACGGCGCCAGCAGCAGGAGGCTGGCGATAAGCAGGGCCGCAACGGCCAGGATTCGGTCTTGGGTCTTGGCTTTCATGGTGTTCCTTCAGTTGTCATACACACTTTGCTGGCGTAATTCTGGAGGCCGGTCACTTTGTCAGCAAGCGCTCCGACTCGCTCCTGGCTCGCTGCAACCAGTCGCTCGCCTTCTTTGACCAGTCCTGTGCACTCGCCAAGTATGCGTCCGAGGCTGTCTGCTCGCTCTTGAGCAGTTCCGAGATCGGCTGCGGGGGCCGCTGCAAGACGACTGAGCGTGTCGCGCAGGCCGTCAGCATCAGCGGTAGCAGCAGCAGCGCGCTCGTTCGCAGCGGCAACAGCAGCGGCAGTTTGTTTGCGTCGTGCTTCATAGTCTTCACCCACTCCTAGATTGGCCTCAGCGCTGCGCAAGGCTTCCCGTGCGGCCGTTTTGTCCCGCTCGGCTTCGAGCGCATCCCAGCGTTTCTGCACTTCATCCCGGCCTTCCTTGCGTGCGGCGCGCGTCTCAGAATAGTGCCATGCCGTTGCGGTTGCTAAAGCAATGGCGATCAGCGCAGCCCACGCCCACCAGGGCAGCAGGCCGAGCACGAACTTGATCACACGGCGCCCCGAATCTCAATCCAGGCATCCATCCCTTGCTGTTCGATACTGTCGAGCCACTTGAGCACTTCCCGGTACGCCAATTGACTAGACCCGACTCCTTTCGGCCGGCGCTCCATGCCCGGCAGCAGACAGCCCTCGGTGTCGGCGGCGGTGTTGCCGGGATGAATGCGGATGCCCGCGAACCCTGGAACGTCCATCAGTTGCGGCATTGTCACTTGGAAGCGGTTAGAGAACGTGCGCTCGATTCTGTAGCGCCCGACCGGGATCGCGGTGGCGCCCTTCACTTTCCACGTCTCGACAGGTTCGCCCGGTATCTCTCGCACCGGGTCTTCGCAGACCCAGCAGATATAGTGCCCGCCGATTCTCAGCTCGCCGATGGTCACATCGTCGTCCTGCTGGACGCGCTGAAGGATAAAGTCGGTCACGATGGCTTGCTCCATGGGAGGTGCCCGTTCCACTTCTCGCTGATCTTGACGACGACTGGTGCGCCGAAAGTGCCTGCGACATAGATGCCGAAGATGTAGCGGTCGACCCCCTCTGGCCGCAGCGTGTCTTTCATCACGGCCCACGTGGCAAAACTGAAACCCCACAACATGCACAGGCGCAGCACGCTTGGCTTACCTGCTTCGTCCTGGAGCATCCGGCCGATCACCCCGTTCGGCGTTCGCGACGCGCAGACCAGCATCCACAGCGACACGCCAAGCATCATCATCAGCAGGATCAGCGGCATATCGTTGGCCGCGTGTGTTTCAAGCCACTGCCTCATCGAGTCCTCCCGTTGCCCCGGCCTTCGAGCGTGTCAAGCCGTGTGTCCATGTCACGGATCGAATGCAGCGCGGCGCTCTGCCGTTCTTCGACGATGGTCACGCGGCGCTCCATGAGACGCACGTACTCGGTGAATGCGTTTCGCGCTTCCTTGTTCTCCCTGACGGCATCCTGCACGGACGACTGAACAACCCAGCCGACAATGGCAACGACGCCGGCCCACAGTGTGAAGCTGACACCAGCCACACGCATCCAGAATTCGGTCTTGCCGAGTGCGTGGTCATCCACATCAACCCCCGAGCATTGCGATGAATTTGGCAGACTTGCCTTCGGGCTTTTCCTTCCGGCGCTTGAACGCGACCACGATCCCGAACAAGGTGCCGACGGCTCCGACCAGCAGACCGATGATCATTTCCATGATTGCCCCTTCAAAGTGAAGCCGTCACCACGGCCTCGGATTGTCCCTGAACACAGTGAGCCACAGCACAATAAGTGGTAACGCGACGACGATCCCACCGATGGCCGTTGCCTTGATGTCGGCGCCTTCGACCGAGTGCGGTGGCGCTTCGCCGGCAAAAATGGCGTCTTCGTTCGCCTCACGGTCAAGGCGCTCTTTGATGATCCCGGCCCCGGTTGCTGTCACCACGGCGGCAACCGCACCGGCGAGCGCCGCGAACTGCACCCACCCTATTTGAGTGGTTGCGAAGATGGCGATCACAGCGGCCACGGTGCCGATGCGGGCTCCGTAGACCTCGTGATTGGCTTTGTCCTGTTCGATGACGCGGAACACGGTCATAGTCCGTATCCCCTCGGTCCTGTAGTCACAGTAGGCGCGTTGAGCGAAACGATGTTGGTGTTCTTTGGGCTTCTAATTTGCTGCACATTGCGCAGCAATGGCACATAAGCCCGCAGCGACTGTGGTCTGATACGTTGAGGGGAAAAGCCCGCAACGAACTGCGCCATTTCCACCGATGTCCATGCAACATCGTAGACCCCGAACCTATCGACCTGCCCGTCAAGATAATTGCTGGCTGCGTTATTTGAATAAAACGCTCCGATTACCAGGGTATCAAAGTTAGCTGTTGCCGCCGTGAAACTGCCGGTCGTCTCGGTGTTGTTCACCCAAATGCTGCGGTCGGTCGTTGTACGCGTGACGATGGCGATGTTGTACCATGTATCGATGCTGTAGCCGGACCCATTGGTCGCGTTGCCTGCCCCAGACGTGAACCTATAAAACTGGATCGGATCGCCGCCCACATCTCCGCGAAACCCGACAAATGCGTTTGTGAGCGAGACACCTGCAATGCACAACCCTCCAGCCCAGCCTTCGACTCCAGCGTTCGTCGCTCTAGCGCGCATGCATACAGTCGAAGGTTCTGCCGTCAAGCTGACATCCAGTAGCTGTCGGTGATACTGCGAACTCGCAGAGGTGAGGCCGGTTGCCATCAGGAAGCCTGCTTCGCTTGTCTGAGCAGGTATTTAATCGCCTTCATCCCGGCGCGCGAGTCTTTTTCTAACTCGTTGATGCGCTGCACGTTGGTCAACAACGCGCGGTCGGCGTTGCTGATTGCCAGTTGCGTGTTGATGTCAGTGATGTATCCGTCAATCTGGGCTTTCTCGGCTTGCAGGTCTGCGGCCTCTAATTCAGCGGCGTTGAGAGTCAACAGCGCCCACGTCTTTCGGACCTGCGTTGGTTCAATTACATAGCCTGCGCTCACCACTTTCTCGGTTGCCGATGGCGTCGGCTGCGCGTCGATGACATAGGCGCGATGCAATATCGCCTTCGGGTTTGTCTCTGCGGCCCACTTGGCTATCAGCGCCGGATCAAGATCGACCAGCGTGATACTGTTATCAGCTTCAATGCGTGCGTAGATCATGCGGCGCTCCTGATTTCGACAGCAAACAACTGTGCGTCACCCGTCATGTCATCTGTGCCGGACGTGCCGTCTGCATCGCGGAACACCGACAAGCGCAATGGTTCACCGGCGGCGACGCTATCTATGGTCGTGATGGTTATGGCTGTCGTCGTCGATATACCGCTCGTGCCGTTTGCCGTCCCGCCAGCGGTTGCAACCGTGTCGAATGAATTGACGTCAAGGTCGGTGTTCATCCGCTCTATCTCCACCCCCCAGCGGCACGTCCCGCTCGTTGCAGATTCGGCCATCCAATGCAGGCGAATGATCAAACCAGACCCAAGCGATGCGCCTTCTGGAACGACCCACACCCAAAAGATGTTCTCATCGACGCTGGCGTCGAATTCCAGCACTGCAATGCTGTTTCGGGTATCGAGCGTGGCGTAGTTTGCGGCGTATGGCTGGCTCGTCATCGGAGTCAGAATGCCTAAGGTCTTGGTGCCGCTGCCAGTGCTGCCAAGCGGGATGAAGATCACCTTGCACGTCACCGCGTCTGCCAGCGTCACAGAGGTTTGCAGCGTGACGGCGAATTTCCAGTACCCGGTGCCATCCGTAACAGCGGACCACTTCCACACCTGAAACTGCGCCTCGTTGGCGGCGTTGATGATGTGAATGAAGCCCGTCGATCCGAGCGATGCAAAGAACGTGGACAGGTCCGACGCGCTGCTGTCAGCCGTCACATCGTCGAAGTAGAGAAACGTCGCGCTGGCCTGCGTCGCGTTGTTCCACTTGAACATGCCGGCGCCGGGGTCGCTATCGGCTGTGCTTCCTGTCTCGCTGGTGTACTCGAATGCGGGGTAGGCGTCGCCGCCGCCGCTCGGCGCTGCATATTCCAGGTCTGTGCCGCCAGCGTTTACGCGCAATACCTGCAACGCGGTCCCCCGCGCAAGCCTGACCGCAGTGTTCGCACCAGAGCCGACAGCGAGGTCACCCGCAGCATCCCAGATCGCGTCCGTCGCCACAATAGACCCAGCCGCCGGCAGATGCAGCGTGCGGTAGTTCGTGCCGTCTGAAACGATCCGGCAGTCCTGGTTGGTGGTTAAAGCGACCGATGCCGCACCGTCAATCGTCGAGGTGGTCGGGGTGATCGTGGCCGTGCCCGCGCCGAGGCACTTGACATCGGTAAACCAGCCGTCAGGGAAAGTACCTCCCGCCTGCGGAAGCGTCACCGCGATACTGCTGCCGTTCGACAGTGTGAGTAGCTTTCCGCGATCTCCCGTCAAAATCGTGTAGGTTGTCCCGGTCTGCGCGTTGAACACCTCGGCGGCGCGGATCGTTCCTGTCGCTGTGATGGCCGATCCAGAAACGGTCTGCACGCCGCCGCTGGCATCGACGCTTGTGACCGTACCAGCAGCCGTCGCGCCATGATCGAAAATGCCGCCAGGGGAAAACCGCTCGTCGTAATAGGTTGGCACACCAGACGCGAACACGGCGCGGGCCATGCGCCCGTAGGTCGTCGTGTCATTCCAGTTCGTCGTTGCGGTACTCGTGCTGACCGCTCGCGTGCTGCGGTTCACCACGATGTAGTTCGTGGTGTTGTCAGTGCAAGTGACCGTCCCGTCTGCAACGGTGTTCACGTCGTATGTGCCGCCACCGTAGGCGATAACGAGGCCGCTGTGTCCGCGCTGTCGTTGCGCAAAACACGCAACGCCTACCGCAATGAACGTCTCATTGACCTTTGTGTCAGGAGCCGTGTCTTCCGGCGATTCCCACTGTTGAATGCTGCTCATGCTGCCGCCTGTAGATAGGCCCCTCGGCCGACAAATGTTGAAACGGCGTACACCCTTGCGTAAACCGTAGACTGCGCGCTACCGAAGTCCGTTGTTTGCTGGGCAGCGCTGTAGGCGATGCTCGCAGTGGCGCCGGTCAATGTACGCACGACGCTCGTGTATCCGCTGGTCGTGTAGATGTCGATTTCATACGTTTCCCCTGACTCCTGCGGCGGGATGTAGCTGCCGCCAGTACCACCGTGCCTCGGCGTAAATCTAGTTCTACGGTCGAACGTGAATGTGATATTCGCGCTCCCGTCCCGAGCCGCCCGCAGGTTCGTTGGCGAGTACATCCGAAGACCTACCGCCTGAGTTACGAACGTCCTTGATGTCGCGCTTGCTGTAGAACGCCCGTCTGTCACCGCTTTGAGGTAGCGTGTCAATCCAATGTCTGCGGCGTCCATAGACGCGCGACGTAGGTTCGCAGTGGAAAGAAGGACGAACGCATCTGCGATTGAATGCGCGTCGATGTGTTCCTCGGTTCCGAGCACGCCGCGAAGCAATCCGCTCAGTGTGTAAACACCAGGGCTGACAAGGGTTGCGGTGCGAAAGCGGATGATTTCCCAGCGACCGTGCGCACCCAAAGCGGCAGCGTTGAGCGTGCGGTCAAGCTGCATTGCAGCCTCGGTTGCACTGGATAGCGTTTGCCCGTCTCCCAAGGTCACGGTGACTGTGTGGTAGTCGTCCCACACATAGCCGCCTGTGAAATCTCCTAGCACTGTCGTCACGGTCCCGACAACGCTCTCAGTCGAATGCGTCGTAACGATCTCGGAGAAATCGAGGTTGTCTATCGACCTGCGAACAACACCACCCGGAAAGGCCGTCGTCCCCTCGCCCTCGACAGCGGTGTAGAACCCAGCGCCGTCGTCTACATCTCGAAGCAACGGAATGTCGAGCGCCACTAGATTGCTCTCGACCGCCAGATCGACAATCAGGCTCGGCTCATAGGTAACGTCTGTGATGCCAGAGAAAACGAACGCCGAACTGTCGTTATGCTCCCACGTCAAAGCCTTGACGCCATCCGCGTAGGTCAGACGCCTTGCAAATAGGTTGTGCAGTGAACCGTCGTCGCTATAGACCAAACAGGCATCACCGGGCTCGATGCGGGCGTACTTGTCGCTCAGTGCGAACTCAGCCTTATGTGCGCTTGCCCGGGCCATAAGCGCCATAGTGATCGCTCGGCCCTTGCACTCCGATGGAGTGAGATATACGGGCGTTTCGACTCTGCGAACGTCCGGGCCGTCCGTAGTGCCTCGATCACTGCGCTGTAGCGTCATGTCGCCATCAGCGGAGAAGTTCGGCGCCCTCAGCCCGACCACGCTCGGTACTTCAACGTCATTCCCACGCATCAGTCCTGTGAACGGTTTTGCAGGGTTATCAACCCCCACCCCTGTATCAGCATTCGGGATCGTCGCTACCGTGGCGAGCCCTCTCGTCTCATATCGCATCGGCGCACCGGGCACCAAGTCGAAGTAGAAGATTTGCGCAAGTTCGTTGATGGTCTTTGCTGGCGAGCCTACAGCGATAAAACCGTTCACGTCGATCCCTGCAAGATCGCTTGTATCGTGGTCAGCCAGCGTGATCGCAGGATTCATCGCCCGTTCTGCATCGACAATCTCCTGCAAGTCTGCCGGTGCAGGGGTCACAACATCCAGTGCGCCGTCCGGTGGCGGGAACGCACAGTCAACGGACGCTGTATCGAACGCCGCAAAGCCGACGCGGATGTCGCCAATAGCAAATTCTCGCGCACCCTGCCCCGGGCCTGTGTAGCCAGCGGTGCCTACGCGCAGACTGCCCTGCGTCCCTGGAGTTTCACCGACGTTCGTGCTCGCCAAAGTAATACGCAGAACGCCATCGACATAGAGCGCGGTGCCACCACTGCCGGCGTAGATAACCATCAGGAAATGCGTGTGGGCACCATCGACAATCACGTTGTCGCTGTATGTATTCCCAGAAGGCGTTTCCAGCGACACGCCGTAAAACCCGTCTACACCAGTCTCCACAATGCCAATCTGATACAGCCCCCCGGAAACATTCGAGCGGTACTGCATGATGTCGCTGTTCAAGCCACCATTCGCGGTGATGGTGGCGCAGAACTCGACAGACACGACGCCGCCACTGATGTTCGAGAGCGCCGTGCTTGTCCATGTGTTGAACGAATCGGCACCCACGGTGCCGCCTGTGTCCCAGATCGCCCCTGCTCCTGAGCCTGTGGCCGTTCCATCACCATTGAGAGCAGCGAAGGCACTGATGTCGTCGAGCGAACCGTCCGTTTGCAGGCGGATCGTGGCATCGACCGTATCTGCCGCGCCCTGAGTGATGGTTTCGACTTCAACCAGCGGAATAGCCTTGGTGCTGCCGAGTTGCAGGTTGTCGATAGCAACAGCTACCACGTTGCGGAAGGCTTGCGCGTCTACCGTCCCCACCGCAGATTCGTAGGTAGCGGGCGGAACTTGCGAAGGACCACCAGGCATCAACGTGATGCTGTCGAAGTGGTCAATCGACTGCGAATTGATGATCGACGAATCTGGGCTATCCGCCCGAGCCGTCCAAACCAGTTTCTTGTTGATGAAGACCCGAGTGATTGCAATGACAGGGATCGACGTGCGATGCCCAATCACCATCACCACATCACATGCGTGGCTGTAGCCGGCCGATCCGCTTGGAGGACCACCCTTGCCGCCTGTGTCGTTCTCCGTCGCACGAATCGCGCTGATCCAGCCACCGGCAAGCTGACCTGTGGCCTTGGTAGTCCCGTACAGCCGCGGGATGATCGCGCCTTCCTGCAACTGCGGACCTGACAAGTCACCAGGTCCGGGGCCGTCCGGTTGGTTAACAAGCCCGCCAATCGTTGTGCCAATGAGCCAGCCTGTACCGGCTGAAACCAACCCGAACCCAGCCGGACCAAGGACTAACGCACCGGCTGCGCCAAGTACAAGCTGGCCGCTCATGGTTCAAGCCCCGGTACGCGATACGCCTGCACGATGGTCATGATGCGCGGGCCCAGAATCAAGCGGGCCTCGATCACCATGCGATGCCGATAAGCCTCGGCTTCGATCCAATAACGTCTGCCCGATGTGTTGTCCGTCAGGATGCCGATGTGGCGCGGCCTGCCACCATTGAACCGACCTAGCAGCACGTCGCCGGGTTCTGCATCGTCGAACGGGATCGGCTCTAGGTTGTCGTCGAGCAGCCTCTTAAGCGTGTGACCGTCTGGTTCGCGCGAATAGGAAGTCACGTCGAAGTCGGGGGCGACGATCCCATGCGCGCGGGCGGCAAGGATCAGAGGTCCAGGGCAGTCCATGCCAACACCCGGAAGCCGCCCCTGATGGTGGTATGGCGTGCCGATGTAGCTGCGCACCGTGGCGATGAACTCGGCTCGTGTGGTCATGCCGCCCCCACCGACTCGGCCACAGTCGGCGCGTCTTTTTGGCCGCCGAAGTTCAAAATGTTCGCGTACTTCGTCTTGCAGTCTTCCTCGAAGCGCTTCAAGCATCCGGCAACGATGGTGAACGTGTCAGTCGGAGCGAGGTCTGTCCACAGCGGAATAGCAAGGGTGATGACTCCGCCAGTCGTGTGCGCGCCGATCAACTGCGGCATTCCAGCGTAGAGGCCGGTATCGAACGTGACGAACCCCGCCGTGAAATAGTCTGTCGCCTGGGCTAGACCAGATGCGGTGAACTGCTGACGACTGGCGACTGAGGTGACGGTTCCGGTGTGCGTGAACGTGGTCAGGACTCGGGTGCAACTGGCATCACCCAAACGGTGCGGGCAGGTCTTGCCAGTTATGAGGGTCATGTCCTGCTGCAAATACTGCCGCAGGTCGCGCAGTTCGAGCTTGAAGCCGCCTTGGATCGGCTCGACGTTGCTGACCGTGTAGGCGGGCCACGGGATGAACCCATCGGCCGGGGTTTTCCAGTTGTATTGATTGAACTCCACTCGACAGGCATCCCACCGCCCAGCCAGGAACTGAGCGCGCGTCATGTCATCCGTGGTGAGCACAACCATTTCAAGGGTGTCGATCCCAAACCCGAGCGTGCAGGTAATCGACGACACATTGAACCCGGGCTGCGCCTCATAAACAGCGCCACTCAATGTTGCATCTCTCGTCCCGCTGACGTATCTGAAGATGCCGGTTTCAGGTGAGATGTCCGCGTCACGTCGCGTGAACTTCACCGACCACCCAGACGGCAACAGTCCTTCGTCAATATCGGACTGAAGCCCTGACGAAAGAGACTTCATTCACGCCGCTCACGAATTGGAATCGACGAACAACGGACCAGCAACTCGCCTTCGGCGCCCTCTCGATCTATCACCACTGCCGGAAGCCTGTCCTGCTCATACCGACATGGCACCTTGAAAGTGCCAGTCCATGAATAGGTGTCGCCGGCTACGTGACCAGTCAAAGCCACAGCACCTGTCGTGTAGGTAACGGTCGGAGTAATGACGCTGGTGACTGCGGACCTAGTACGATAGATCACTACCGGGTTGTCGGGTCTGGTGATCTTTCGATAGTACGGATTGACCGTGCCGTACCGCTTATGCAGGTAGAACGTCCCATTACCCGCTGGCGCCGTCGCCCCTGTCGTATCACGCAAGGCGCCATTGGCCTGGGTGCATTCGTAGTCGAGATGATCCTTCAGCGGAAATCTATAAGCCCGTCCGCGAACTTCGTTGAAGTGATCCCTGACAAGCACATAGTCGGTCATCGTCTTCACTGCAAGTGACACGTCATAGGACCGTAGATTGTCCTGCCATACCTCCTGAGCAAATTCACCGCCACCGGATGAGGTGGCTATGTGCGTCATCCATATCAGATCGCCCTGAGTCCCGAATGCAAAGCACTCATCAGGAAACGGCGCATTCAGGAAACTCATGCCGTACCTCTCGCCAGTTCTTCACGAATCGCCCGGCCGATGTTCACGCCCTGCTGCTGTGCAGTACGCGAATCGACCGGATCGCCGCCTACGTTCACTGAGATGTTGTAGTTCCTCGTCTCGCCGCCTTGCAGTATCTTGGACGTTTGAGCGGCAGGAACGATGGTCCCGGCCGTGCGAGGAATGAACAACTCACGCCCGAACTCACCCACCTGATATGGCCGACCGGCATCTACCGAACCACCCATTGCCCGACCGTCCCAAATACCGTTTGCATCGAACCCACCTGGATATGGGGCGGGACCACCGAACAGGCTAGCCCCGAATGACAACAGTGAACCAAAGATTCCACCACCACCAGAACCAGTAGACCCGACTGACGGGCGGCCCAACATATCCAGCCTGTATGTCGCGTCCGTCAAAGCAAAACTGAATCGCTGCAAAGACAGGTTGGCTTGATCCGTGCCGACCTCAGACTTACCTCCAAGCAGCGACCCGACGAATCCGGTAATGGACCCGGCAGCACCTTCGCCCGTCTTCAATCCGCCTTGCAGCCATTCAGCAATAGGCCCTGTGATCTGCTGACGAATGATGATGCGATTGATGTCGGCAACAATCGAGTCGGCAAGCGACTTGAAGTCCAGCTTCCCGGTCATGGTGAACTTGACTAGCGCATCCTCCATGCCTTTGAATGCATTGTTGAACACGCTTTCCGTCTCGCTTGCGACGTTGCGAATCGAGTCGAGATAGTTCTGCAATGCCTCGCTTGCGCCAGTTGCAAAGTTGGCCTCTTTTTCAAGCCGCGCTCTGTAATAGGCGTCATAGCTCGACAAGGCTTCCGCCTGGAATCTGCGAATGCGGTCTAGTTCTTCGCTGTACTGATCCTCGGTGATCTGCCCCTGACGACGCTCGCTTTCTAGTCTTAGCCTTTGACCGCTGAAACGGTCTTCGATCTGAGCCCGGCCTTGCAAGCGACTACGTTCACGAGTACCTAGACCGGCTCCAAGTAGCTCGATAGCTTGTGATCGGCGTAGCGTGTCAATGTACTCCTGCGCCGCGGCTTCCGCCTCGATGAAGCCCTTGCGAATCTTTTCAAGCGAAGCCGCCTGTCGAATGTCCAGGACTTCGATCTGCGTCGCTGCGTCTCTAGCCGTAATCCCGCGCTTTTCCTGAGCGTCTGCAATCTTGCGCTCGTTGTCGATGATCTCCCGCGTGACGCGGGTTTTGTCGTTGTCGGTCTTTTGCAGTGACCGCTTGCGTTCTAACGTCCGCTGTTCGATGTTGAGCGCTTCGATCTGCTTGGCCAGTGCATCATCCTGCGCCTGTTGGTTGGCCCTGATGAATGACCGCTTGGCTTCGTAGTACTCGGCTTCATTGACCAGACCGGCAGCGCGGACAGCCTCTAGCAGCGTTTCGCCATTTCGATAGGCGCCGACTTGAGCGTCTAGAAAGCGTTTGATCTCTGCCAGTGCTGCATCTAGTTCTGCACGATCCGTGTCGATCAACTTCGGCGCACTTGGACCTTTCGGGCCTTTGAACTTTTCGCGGATGTTTGCCTCGTCCGCGGCAATCTTTTTCGGGTCTAGCAAGGTACTTTCAGGATTGGCCTTGCGAATCGCCTCGATGTTCCGCCTGTATTCAGTAAGCGTTTTGTTCAGCTTGTCTTGATTGCTCGCCGACTCCTTGCGAATCCGGTCGACCTCAACTTCCGCTTTGATGCCGGCCTCTGTTACTTGAGCCCGTTCTTTGTCTGCAAGGCCAACACGCCGAGACGCATCGGCAGTGCGATCAAGCGCTTCTAGTTCTGCCCTTAGTTCGGTCTTTGACTTGCCGAATAGCAACGGCTTTTCCTGGCCTGCTTTCTCCAAGTCCGCAATGCTGCGCAGGATTTCTTGACGGGCATCGTCATCAGTCTTTGGCCTGCCGATTTTCAACAACGCATCGGCCGCAGCATTTGCCGCATCCTTTACATCAAGCCAGCCCTGCTGGATATAGCCAAGCCTTAAGGCGATCTGTGGCAGCCGGCTTTCGGCCGCATCGGCGTAGGCCCTCTGTGCAAGATTGGCGGCTTCTACAGCACGGCCCTGTTCCTCCAGCGCCTTGATCTGCTCATACACAGCAAGCGTTAGATAGCGCTCGGCTTCATTGAGCCTGCGGCTTGCCTCGACCGGGCTCTTTCCAAGTTCGTTGAACTTCTTGACCGTCTCATCAACTGAGACGCCAGCCAAGCGCTCCAGCTTTACCGCAATGGTCGTGAACCGCTCAAGGTCGTTTGCCGCGATCCTTCCACTGGCCGCAAACTTGTTCAGCGCTTCCGCTGCGTTACCTTGAGTGCCGACAATGGCGCCGATGGATGCCGCCATGCGATCAAGTTCACCAACCGAAGACCCGGCCGCATTGCCGGTGAGCACGAGAGTTTTGTTGAACTCGTCGCCCTCCTTACTGCCTTGGCTGTAGCCATACACCAGCGCACCGATACCGGCCGCCGCGAGCGTGAACGGGTTGATGAGCCGCAACAACGCGCCGCCCAAGGCTTGCGCAGCCGGGACGACACCACCGAAGATGTCCTTCAACTGTCCGCCCTGTTGCAGCAGCACAGTCAGCGGGGCTTGACCGCCCTGCAAGCTGACAAAGATGTCCGTCAACTGAGCCGGTACTTGGCGCAGCGCAGCGGTGGTTTGCTTCGCGCTCAGACCGTAGGCGTTGAAACTCTTTTCTGACTCCTTGATTCGCGCGATCATTGTGCTGGCGCTCTCTGCTACGCCGAGCTTTGCGGCACGCAGTTCAAGGAACTCGGCGCGCGAACGACCGGCCTGCATGGATTCGCGTTCCAGGCTTGCCATGAAACGCTTGGTCGTCGCGTCTAGTTCACCCGTCGCGGTGTTGGCTCGTGTCGCCCCGCCAGCGACACCGGCGCCTAGCTTGTTCCCTGCATTGGCAGCAGCATCACCAATCTGCCCGAGGGATTGCTTGATCTGCTCGACGCCGGCAGTAACGCCTGTGCCATCGACGGCAACCTCGATAACACCGCGGTGGATAGCGTCAGCCATTCTTTCCCCTGAAGATCATTCACGCCGCGTTCATGCGGCCCTTCAATCCCTTGGCACCCCTGACAACGCCGGTCGTTTCACTGAACCTGCTTGCCAAGAATGCATCATCTAGATCGGCAATCGCTCGCACTTCCCACCGATGAGGGGAAACCCTCATCAATCGAAAATAGCTATCAATATCTTGCCACGATAGCGCTTCCAATGACATACCGGCACTGCGCCTGGCGCTTAAATCCTGATACCAGCGCCACAGATGGGCCGTCTCGACAGGGATCGGCGGAAGCTCTCGCAGTTCCTTGCCAACCACCCCGGTCTGGTCGCGTATCTCGATGAGCGTCTTGAGTCTGGTCTTGCCGTTCTTGTCAGGCTTGGACAGCGCAAAGTGCGCGCTGGCGAACTCAAGTAGGGCCGCCGTCAGCCCTTGATAAAAGCCTGCTCGTCTTCAATCGCCGCCAGCAATTTGGCCTTCCACAGCGGCCGGCTTTTGAGCACACGGGCGAGGTTGACCGGGGTGAACTCCGCAGGCTTGTCTGCGATGGTGAACCCGAACCAACCGACCACGCACTTGTCGATAAGCATCTGCCTGCGCTTGTCGCCAGCATCGACCACCGTAGCCGCGCCTTCGTCGCTGGTCATGTCCAACGCGCCGCGCCTTGAGGCGGCCTCTTTGACATTCAGAAGCTGGATCGCGCGCTCGGCATCTTCGTATTCCTGACTGCCTGGGCCGATCACCTTGAAGCCTACCGGATCGCCATTGTCTCGGTTGCCGACCACCACGTCCACAGTAGTGCGGGTGCCTTTTTCGATTGCGTCAATGTCGAAGTTCATTAGCCTGTCGCCTCGGTTGCGGCCCTGAGCGAAGCGTGCCACTCGTCGGCCATTGGGGAATCAGAGTATGCAACGAAAGCAGGTATGCCGGCAGTGAAATGCAATAGCTTGGCGTCCTTGTTTTCACCATGTTCGTCGGCCAGCCAATTCCACTCAATCGGCAATTCTCCGATACGGCTGTCGTCAATGAACCTTAGCTGTAGCAGGTCCAGGGGCTTGGACTTTTCAACGAACTCTGGATTCACTTTCCGCCACGCGAAGTGATAGCAGTTGATGACCATGACCGACGCCCATTGCTTTCGTTCATAGTCCGTGTTGTCGGCTTCCATCTTCGCTCCGACATACTTCCTTGCGTGCTTCGTCTGGTAGTCGTGCTTGACCACGCTAACCGCAGCATCCATGCGGACATGATCAACAATCCCGTTGATGTCTTCCCGACAAAGCATGTCAGCACCGTCAACGAACACCGCCCGTCCAACGAACCCCATTGCCCACGGCACAAGGAAGCGCCGGAAGGTGAATGCGTTGGTGCCCTCTTTGACGTGCCCAACACCCAGCCGCGTGATCGGGACAAGTGCTACGGGTGTCTTTGCAGTTGCAATGACGGAACGGACAAACGCAGTTGTCCCGGCCTCGACTCTTTCATCGTGGCCGAAGAAGACATGCAGCATCAGCGCGCCTCAAGCCTCATATCTCGCGTGATCCTTTGACCGTGTGTCAGCGGCAGTAGATGCATCACTTTCTTGAACCCAGCCCCGCGGACAAGCGACTCAAGTGACGCCATCGTGTAGCCGAACTTGTGGCACATGAACGGGTCTTTGTGCTCAGGATCACCGTAGAAGGGAAACATCCACATCTGTTCTTTCATGCCGGCCAGCAGGTTCCTGGCTGCAAGCTCAAGATTGGGGCACTCCAAAACCAACAGCCCGCCAGGTTTTAGCAAGCGTCGGAACTCTTTAACTACCGCAGGCGCTTCCCACGCAAAGACGTGCTCGATGAAGTGGTACGAATGAACCTCGTCGCATGACTCAGCATCGAGCGGTAGCCGGTTTATCAACGCCCCGTCTTTGGTGAAGTTGAACGCATGCAGCAAGTCAGGCTCGCGCGTCCGCTTCGGGTGAGCAACAGCATCGACGCAGTAGAAGTCGGGCCACGTCTGTTTCCCGCAGGCAAAGTTGAGTTTCATTGGAGCTGCCATACCAACCACTTCCACGCCTCGCCGGATTCGATCTCCGTTGGTGTCCATTGCCACCAAGCCAGCCGTTGCAGAAACTCAAGCCTCGTCAGCGCGTCAGGCTGGTTCTGATAATCGGCCAACAACTTGGGATAGATAGCCGCCGCCGCCCCGTCATCGCAGACAACCGGAACACCCATTCGGCAGGCATCGACGGCGACATTGCTATGTCGGCAAACGACAAGCGATGTGCGAGCCAGGGCTTGCTCTATCGTGCCTCTGGATATTTCATCGCACAGCACGGAACGTTCGTTTGGTCGGTTCGGTTTAGGCCGGTAAGACACTCGCCGGTCGGGGAACACCTCTTTCAACTCACGCGACTTCTTCAACGACCACCGATCCGCACCGACCGCAACGGACTTAGGCCCATTGCCGACCAGCATGATCGTGCCTTTGCACTTGGCCTGCGTAATCGTCAGGCCGGCTCGCTCCCATCTATGTTTCCCGTGAAACATTCCCTCCATGACATTCTTCGGGTGGAAGCCACCGATAGAAACACGGAACATCCGACTTGCGTAGGGAAGCGTTCTCTCCCAATAGCCTATGTCCCAACAAACCAGACCCCCGACATGCTCCTTGACGTGCGGGTAACGATCCGGGCCTCCTGGTCCGTAAACCACAAGCACCGAACCAGGCCGCGGTTCATACGCCTGCATCAACCGAACATCGACCCCGGCGTTCCTGCCGCCAGCGAATAGCGACTGCGATAGATGCTGCGCCTTCGGAGAGGCTGTCGGAGGGATCAGGATGTCGAAGCGCACTTGCGACCGAAGGCAATCGTTTCTGCCCGCTCCATGTAGATGCTGTCATCTTCATTCAACCCGCGGACCAGCTTCGTAGTTTTGCCTGCGACCATAAAGCCGCGTTCAACCCACCCGATGCGCGGGAATATCACTTCTAACGCAGCAGGCGTCATGCGCCAGTAGTCCCCCGGGTAGTCGTGTACCCTCCACACGAATGGGACGCAGATCAACAGCGTCGCATCACGCACCATCAGTTTCTCGATGTTCGCCGCGACTTTCCACGGGCGTTTGCAGTGCTCAAGAACGGACACCAGATCGACATGGTTGAACTTGCCGTGTTCTTCACTTAGCGGCTGTTCCAGGTCATGCACTATGTCAACACCTGGGCCAGCGATCATGTCTAGGCCAACAGCCTTGCGATAAAGCAGCCGCCGATCACTCGACGTTTCATAGATTCGATTGCCGACCACCAACGTGCGCCCCGGCTCTGCCATGCTCACAAGGCGCGCTATAGGATGGTAGTCAGCCATTGTCGGTATGTGTTCGCTATGTTCTTTAACGATGGTGCGCACGCCTTTAACTTGCGTGCGCAAGCAAGCCGCTCATCATGATCCGTCAGTCGATCAAACGCAGCAGAAAGCTCTGCCGGCGTATCAGCCCACGCCTCACCATCCGATGACGTTTCAAGATAACCGAGTTCACGGCTCGCGATGATCGGAGTTCCTGATCCTTGCGCGTTGGCGAGTTTCACATTCGACTTCCAGTGTCGAGGTGCGTACCCGTCCTGATCTCTCAGCGCGAGCACGATGTCTACATCAGCCAACCGCTTGGGGTTCACCACAAACACCCAGCCACGTCGCTTGCATTCAGCCTCGATCACGCGGCGCCAGCGGGCGATGTACTGCTCGCCGCCTTCGTACCCGACGATCCTGACCGTTTCGCGTATCGGGTTGGCTTCTATCCCTGGCCGATGATGATGAGGCAGCGCTATTGATGGCAGAGAAACATCATCACGCATAGCCTGCGTCGCACACACCACAGCCACCGGCTTGATGACTCCGATCTGCTGCCGTAGCCATGCGGCGCATTCTTCGCGCCTCCAGGTGTTGCCTATCGGCTGCGGGTAGGCATCGACCACATCCCACACGATAGGCACATCGGCCCGTTGAAGCCTTGGTAGCACATCACCACACCGCTTGACGATCACCGCAAGGCTGTAGCCGGCAACGTCTAGCGCATTAGGCTGCACAGCGCCACCAACCGCGTGACCCAACTGCTCGCCACGGATGACAAAACTGCCGCTGGTGCCGCGGCCAGTGAACAAAACTGTCACTGGCTAAATTGACTCGCCAGCAATCACAGCAACATCATCCAATCTGCATTGCTTCATGCGAATGCGGCAACTGCGCGGCGAACAGATTAATGAGGTTGGTTGCTTGATAGTCAGCTTGCCGGGTCGTCGATCCTGCACGTATAGACGGAACCATGCATTACCACCTCGGTTGCTGTGGCACTCATATACAAAGCCTGAGCCATTGTCCCAAAGCGATCCGACAGGAATCGGATCACCGCAAATGAACCGCCAGAAGTTGTCGAGCAATTGGCTCTCCTGTGCTTATCTCATCCAACGTCCACATAGACCAAGCTAACCGCTGAAACATCGCCAGCCGCTTCGCATCGTCTTTCACCAACGGTTGACCGATGCGACTGGAGGCCATCGCCCCGATCCACAGCGGGAAATCATGCCACACAGGAACGCCAAGCATCAATGCTTTCAGTGCCGCCCCGCTATTCCACGTCACGACCCTGCCAACATCAGCCAAGTCATCTTCAAGCGGAAGGCCCTTGCTTTTCCCCGGATGCGGCCTCAGCCTTACCTTCAGCTTGGCGGCCATGCGTTCCCCCCACCCGTCAGGCGAACGAATACCTAACTCACCTATGCCGCGCTGGCCAAGAACGAGCGTCTGTGATCCGTCACGCCAAGGCGAGAGATCGACGCCCCAGCCATCCCATCGCTCGGGGCCGCCGACATGCCACTCACCCGCCCCGGCGTGATGACGCTCACATAGGGTGAACCACTCGCCACCACGCCAACCCTTTCCTAGCCATCCGTTTTCCGTCACCAAAACCGTGGCCCCTGCCGACTCGAAGCGCTGAGCCTCGGTAGCGAAGAAGCCGTATCGGTTCCAGATCAGCAAAGCATCGCCAGGCCGCGGTTCAGGCAGCGACCGGACGATGTGATACCCAGCCCGTTCAAGCCCGGCATCGAACGCCTCACGGCGATATGCGATGTCGGGCCTGAGTAGATTGAGCGCTTTACGGGTTGCCAGAAGGATCGTCTTCCACCAGCGGGCCGCTGACACGGAAGACGTAGCTCGCCGTCACCACGCCATCGACAGAGGCGCCCATCGAGCGCTGTTGAACGAAAGCCAGGAACTTGACCACCGAGAAGTCTTCGAACGTGATCTCGACGTAGCGGCGTTGCTTGTCAGTGTTGGCAGTGCGGATCGCCGTGTGGGCGGCGTTGCCTTGCTTCCAATGACCGTTGACGGTGAACGAACCAGAATCGCCCAGACCGAGGCGGAATTCCTTGGCCGTCGAACAAAACGTGGTCACGTCGATCTCGGTGGAAGACCCACCTTGCAGTTGGATTTCCCGGCCGATGCAATCAAGCGAGACATAGGACGGCGCAACAGGCGGGATGACCGTCTGTGCGTTGCTCGTCATGCGGATCGTCAGACCTTGAACCAGGATAACTTCGGATGCCATGAATTTTCCTTTCGGGCAATAAAGAACCGCCCCTCGGCGGCGATGAATGCCCTATGCGGGCGATCTCTAGGCTTTAGGCCCAGAAGCTGAAACGCTGAACAGCACCATAGGTGCGGGTAACCTCGTTGTACTCTGCCATGAGGCCGCTCTGAGACACAGCCCTGAATGGCGCCTCTGTCAACACGGCATGAAGCGCATGCATAAGCGTGTTGCACTCGTTGCGAGTCTTTGACCAGACCCAAAACTGCAAAACCGCATTACGTCTGCGTGTCGCATCCCCGCAGAACGTGGAGATTGGGATGCCGCCGACCTGTTGATAGATGGCAAACGGATAGACGATGGCGGCAGGGGCCGTGTCAGGACTCAGGCCGCCAGAAAACATGCTTGACACCGAGGTAACGATGTCGGTTTCGAGGCTCACAATTCCTCCTGCGCACGCCGCTTCATGGCTTCCATGCCAGCGGCAAACGCGGCATCGCGCCTATCCCACGCGGGCTGTATGTATGGCTTGGCAGGAACCCAAACAGGAATATCCAAGCGGCCAGGCAAGTCATGTGCCTGAGGTCCGCGGGCATTCTTGTTCGATTTACTTTGCAGCCACGATCCGTTTGCATATCGGTTATACAGCCAGTGTCCGTACTCGATGAAAGCCCAATGCGGGGCTTTTCTTTTGTTTGGCCCGGCGTAGTAAACCTGCTTTGTCTGGCCTGACTGCTTTGGATCGTGCCAGTGATACATCGCTCCGTACAAGTCGCCTTCTTTCACAGGCACATTGGCTCGCATGGCAAGATAGAACGTCCGTGCAGTCGTGGCAGCGCCTGACCTGAGCACCTTTTCGAGAATCGTTTTCTTGTATGACTCAAGTGCAGTCGCAAAGTCGGCATTCAGGCTTACCCGAACACCATTGCGCTGCACCAATTGTGCAGTCTTTGATGCGCGTTTCACGGTACGGGCGTTAGCCATCACTTGCCCCTACGGCACAGCCCAAATCGATGTAGTTGTTGTCTTCCAGATCAGGCAACACTACCCGAATGTCGTACACGGTAGACCCGTCAAGGAGTCGATGACCAGCAACCACATCATCGCGCTTGCGGATACGGTAGCTGGTCGTCGTGCGGCTAACCTCAGTGCCACCAGCCTGCATTTCGTTGTTGACGTAGCCCATGCCTGATTGAACGCGAGGACACGCCCGAACCGTGGCGAAAGTCGTCCACGCATTCAACAGTTGCCCCCACGCATCACGAGTCGCCGACTTGCGCTGCAAAGCGATCTGTCGGGTGAGGGATCGTGAATTCAGCGTGCCCATGCATCCTCGAACGGAAAGCACGTCAAGGCGGACCCTGGCGTGCAATTGATGATCTCTGAACCCCTGCCATTCAATGCGTCAAAGCGAGGCGCCCAATGCGCAAAGTGTTCCGGCTCGGTGTTCCTAAGCGGGGCTTTGTGCTTCCCGAAGAAGTGCGTTCCGTGCATGTCGAACCCGAATAGCTTGATCGTTTTCGCCTTGGCCTGAATAGCAACATGAATTGCTTGATAGCCGCTATTCCCTCCCGTGCGCAAGTGCGTCGGCCTGTCATCGAATCCTTCGATACCGGCCTGTTGCAACAGCATCACCCGATCATCCTGGCATGACGCCATACACGTAACCTTGAGCCCCTTGAACTCCAATGCATCTTTGTTCTCGCGCCACCACTGACCATCTGCGGCATACAGCACTTCCGCCTCTGGTTTGAGGCGAAAGGCATCATTGACAACTACAGACGGACCATCCCATCCATCACACTGTTCGCGCGTGAGGCTAGGCCCGGTTGCGAACACCGCTACCGTCTTCCCCGCAAATATCGGCGGGACCGACCACCTGACAGCCATCAGGGCAGCAACTGAATCCGATACGGCTGCACCAATGACTCACGGGCATTGAACAGCATCATGTAGTCTTCCGGCTTCAGATCGTCATACAACAACTGCACGCCTAGAAGGATTGCATCTTTCAACGCCCCAGGCACTGCCGCGGCATACTCGGCCTGCGTGACTGGCGGAGAGCCTTCAGGCGTATAGCCGGCTATGTAGTTCACCCTCACCGCATCCGGCCTGTCGTACAGCGTCGGGGCTGTGAATGATGATGTGAACCGAAGCTCTGGCACCTGTTCGTCTGTCAGGTAGTAACTCGCTGGATCAATCGTCTGTAGCGCGTTGTCGCCGTCGAAGTAAGTCGCTGACACGATGCTGACAATCGGAGGTCTTGGAACACGGATGATGCGGGTCAGCGTGTTGCGATTCGAGGAAATGACCCATGCGTCATTACTTACGGGGAAAGTAGGCATCGACAGGCGCAGAGTCTGCTGAATCAACGCCCGGCGAGACATGACCTCCACATGATGCCTGGCAGCAGTGATGTGCCTCGCAAGCCGGCTGTCGTCTGGATGTGTAGGCGGCGAACCAACCGTGTCGAGCCTAAGGTGCTCGTACACATCTTCAAGCGTGACCGGCTCGAAAGGCGGTTCGCTAATGACGGTGAGGTTCATCAGTATTTCTTCCCGTCAAAGCCGAGTTGCGTCAAGTCTTTCCCGGCTCGGCCCTCTGACCCGCGTTCGCCCTTTTCACCCTTCAGACCATCGCGGCCATCTCGACCGCGCTTGACGGATAGGCGCCACGCATCCGATGTGCCTGGTTTGTCTTCAGTGTTCTTTTGAGCGATCCACATTGAACCGTCCCAGGTTGTCACGTCACCCTTTGTGTACGCCTCGCCAGCCTTGAAGATGCCGCGGTCAAGAAGAATGCCCCTGACGCTGCGACGAACATAGATTCGACCGTCCGTGTAGCGAGTGCAGCGCTCGACAATGCGGCCATCTTCGTGCTCTTGTTCTTCTTCTTCCGCGATGCCGTTCATGGCGACGTGCCAACCGCACTTTTCCAGATCGGCAGATTCTTCGAGCGGATCGGTCGCCCTGAAGCTGCGGATCACACCGCCTCGATACGCTGCGAATGTCCCGCGCTGATAACGCTTTGTGGTGTCGATGGCATCGACCACATCAACCGCGATTGCATCTCTTCCAGGCTCACCGGGAAGACCATCGCGGCCATCAATGCCATCATCTCCTTTTTGCCCGTCGATGCCAGATGCACCTGGATCACCCTTATCACCTTTCTCGCCTTTGTCGCCCTTTTCTCCTGGCGCGCCGACAGCACCAGCCGCTCCGGTTTCGCCCTTTTCTCCACGCTCCCCGGGCTGCCCTGCCGCAGGCGGCTGGATGGCGTCTAACGCACGCATCACCGCGTCAAGAACTTCCTTGGTGATCTCCGCCTGATCTGCGTCTTTCCCGTCGCTCGGCTTCGGGATTGTTTCGACGGCCGATTTGACAAGCGCTTCGATCTCTTTCGAGTCAGGCAATGGACCTTGTTCGCCGGGAGGCCCCTGCTCACCCTTTGGCCCGAGGTCGCCTTTCGGTCCAGGCACCGGCGGACGCGACTCCAATTCCTTGACCCGTTCGGCTAGCGGATTGATGTTCCGCGCAACAAAGTCTTTGACCGAGCCGAACAACTGGTCAGCAATCATTTTCAGTTGATCCATGTCATATCGACTCTAGTTCGTAGGTGGCTGCAATTAGCAGTGCTGCAATCCGCTCATCATCAATCTGCTGCATGCGTTGACGGCTTGGCGCGAATTGTTGCGGAGGTGCTGATGGTATTCCACCGCCAGGTGGCGGCGCGATGGATGGGGTCGCTGCGGTGCCATCAATGACGGCCTCGCCGGCTGTGAGGGCGCCGGATGTGAGGTGAATGGCACTGTGGGCCGCGGTTCCGGCAATGACCGCTGGGTCCGCCGTGAGAGCGCCGGAAGTCTGGTGAACAGTCGCTGCGCCCGCAATCTGAAATGCATCAGACTGGAATAGGTCGGGCTGGAAAGCGGTGGTCACTTACGAGGTCACGATCAGATCGCGCCAACTATTCGTGTAGTTGTTCATCGCCACTTTCCAAATTCAATTAAGGCGCAAGCATTTACTCTCGCTTTGTCATGACATGTTTGCGAAACTTGTCCAGCGACGAAAACGCATCCATTGCGGTTGCGGCGCCATCGACACGCACCCAGCTTGGCAGCGCCACGCCATGCAGCGTTCTTGGCGGCACAGAGACAATGCCGTGCCAGCCGTGCTTTGTCTTGCGAAGGTGGGGCTTCATGAAGCCTGGCATGTCACTCCCGCTTGGTCAGCGTGACGATTAGATCGCGCCACGCATTCGTGTAGTTCTGCATAGCGTATTGCTTGAACTCTGGATTCCTGCTCTCGATGGTCGCGTCCCAACTACCAGCCACCACATGATCGAAGTGGCAGGTATAGCCTGCGTGTGGAGCGTTCGTCGCCCTCCAATCGCGGTGCAGGTAGAGCGGATACCACTGGCTCATCGGTGGCCACTGGTGCGTCGGGTCGCCGTAGGCACAGGCGTGCGCCCAATTGGGGGTGATGATCAGGGCCGTGGTGTTGGGCTTCATCACGCGCCATAGCTCGTTGAAGAACGAGACACGTTCTGCCCCGGTCAGGTGTTCGACGAAGTGGCTAGAGCGGACTTCATCGACCGAGTTGTCCGGCAAACGCCCTTCAATGCCGGCACGCAATGGAAGTGCTTTGCAATGCGCTTCTGTTGTAGAAAACGTCCAAGGCGCAACAGAAACGTCGCCAACAACAGCTTGCCCAAAGTCAAGGCGGTCGATGCCAACCCAGCCTTCGGGGGTCGTCTTTCCGCATCCGATGTCAAGTCTCAGCGGCGGTGCCGGGGCTTCCTCGCCTTGCGGGGCGATTTCTACTTTGCGAAGTACGCTACCTTTTGTCATTCATGCTCTCCTACCAAACCATATCCACGGGACCGAATTTACCCTCAAGATCGTAGTGCCCCACCAGCACACCACAATCGACTGCGCAGCGGTAGCCGTGCCGTCTCGCGTCGCCCCAGAAGTAGAGGTCTTGAGTGGCAACGCCGCCCTCGGTCTGCGTCTTGAACCACGGCTTTCTGAGGTCCGGGTCTTTGAACATCTCCAACCGCCAGAGGTTGAACCCCATGCCGGTGCCGCAGCACTCGACCAGTTGACCAGGAACCGGGGGCTGCGGGCGAAAGTTCGTCGTCGGATCGCGGGGGTCGCCCCAGATTTGCGCGTGCCCGCCCTCTCCCTTGAGCCAATACAGGCCGCCGATGCAGTCGTACTCAGGGTGCGCCTCTGCGCGCTCCAGCAACTTTATGAGCCCATCTGGCGGAACGATGTTGTCGTGCTCGATGGTCAGCAGGTACTTGAACTTGCTCAGATCAGGGTGGGCGAGGATGTTCTCGATTGCCTGGCTGTAGGCTTCTCCGACTTCCATCCCGACCGCGAACATGCGGTATAGCTGGTTGTTTGGCGGACTGTAGAGATTCATCCAGCTCGCCACTGCCTTGGTCGGCACCGAACCCGCGGCGGGGATCAGGACGATGGTGTCCAACTTCTTCCACGCTGCCGTCCCTTTGACGCGAGTGATGCTCGCGTCCAGGTCTGCGTTGTGCTTGCCGTAATCCGGCGCTACAAGTTGTGGTTTCATGCCCTGATCCATGCGTTGACGATGGTTGCCATGCCTTATTTTTCGATAAAGACCAAGCGCACCGAACCATCGGCAAGGTTTGATACGGGCACCGTGACGACCCCAAAGCGCACCGGATACGACACCGGGGCTGAATAGACCGGCGCAGACACCGCGACGGATGAGTTGCTGTACGGGATGACTGCTGTTCGTACCCGAGCCACCGCCCACGGATAACCTTGAACCCGCAGGTTGATCGACGATGATCCAAATGGTGTGTCCTGCACCGCACGGTCGGAGAACAGGCACCAGCGCCCAGCTTGCCCGCAACTGTACTTGCCAATGATCGCCCGGACAGCGTTCGCATCCCTCGATGCAAGCGCCACGATGCCAGCGCTCGGCGAACTCACTGCCAACCGCATACCGGCCATGTCTGCATACGCCTTGTGAACCCAGTAAGGTGCTTGCGTGTTGGTCTGACTGGCCGTCAGCAGTCCGTCGAGTCCTTTGGCGCACTCGGATGGATCACCCACACCAGATTCACGATGCCAGCAGGCGAGGTTCGACCACTGCACATCCGCTTGCTCCATCGCGGCAAGCCAGGCCAGTGACCAACCGGGGATCAGGTGGTGCTGCCCGGAAGCGACCTCGTTGATGTGAATTTCCATCGACAGGCCGCGCGCAGCGAACATTGCCCTGGCATTCGCCGCATGGGTAGCGACATCGCTGGGGGTGTCGAACTCGTGCCACGACACGGCGGAATAGTTCAAGCCTTGCGCTGCCACGTAGTCCAGCGCCCAGTTGAGAATGATGGGGTCGAAGCGGGTCAGGCTCGGCATCACCAGTTTGGCAGTTGGATCGAATGATCTCAGAACGTGATAGGTGCGGTGCAGCAATTCCAAGAACTGATCTGGCGTACCGCGCCAATTGGCATCTGGCTCGTTGGATACGTCCCAATAGTCCACGCGCGGGCCTTGCACCGATTGCGCTGCGAGGGCTCGCAACCCGGCCTCATAGCCGGCCCAATTTTGATACGGGGCCTGCCCCAAGGCATCGCTTAGGACGATCTGCGTCTTTGCCCCGGCGTTCTTCGCGGCGACGTGCAAGTCCCATCGGCCGAGGCGCCAGAACTTCGGTTTCAGTGCCAGCACTAGATATGGATCAAGCCCCTCGGCGATACCGGATAGGTAACCATGCAATTGGGCAACCGGGCCGGTTTCTTGACCAATGGTTAGAACCGGCCACGGTGCGGCGCCGATGGCATCGCCTCCACCACAACCCGCCAGCAGAATGGCTCCAGCCCGAGTGAAACTGCGTCTGGTCATACCGTACATGTCAGTTCCTGTAGTACGGACCCTTCCAAGTCGTCGGCATCGCGTCGTTCTGCACGTCCGTCGAGACAGATGCCGGGGCACCGCCGACCGCCATCGTGTTACCTCGTGAGGTCATTCGCCTGCCGCCCATCGTCAGGTCAGCATTGGAGCTCGGCCCACGGTAGAAGCGGTTGTTCTCGGCGACGAAATCCTCGACCCCGTGAAGGCTTGTATCGTTCATCGGCTGCATGGTCACCATCCACGATCCTGGGAAGTTCACTGTGCCGACAACGTTGTTTGCGAACACCACTCTGGAACTGGCGGGCGAGGTTCCGCCGCTCAACAGGTCGGTGATCGGGTTCAGCCCGCCCGAGTGAAGCTTGACCGCGTGGCGGATACCGGCGCCGCCGCTGGTGTAGTGCGACCCGCCGAAGAAGTTGTGACCGATGAACATATCGGCCGCGACGAACAGGCGCAGCGTGTGCTCGTCCGCAAGGTCTGCATCGTTGCCCATGATGACAGACTTGCGATACATGCCCATGATGACGAGGTTGTTGCGTGCGTTGTCCTGCACTTGGCCGCGCAAGTAGTTTTCGACGATGAACACTTCCTTGGGCCAATGAAGCGCGCTGCGCACCGCTGCGGCGCCGTTGTCGTAGTAGTAACCCGCAGTCGATCCCATGTCGATCAAGCCTGTGCGCCCGACAGTCGTGAGGGTGTTGCGGTACAGCAGGAAACGGCTGGTCGTCGGCTCTACGAATACGTTGCCTGACCCGATGTTCAGGTCCATCACGGTCCAGTCGCTGACCCAGGGCGCGATGCTGGTCGAGACGCCTGCGTTGACACCAGCGACTATCGGCTTTGCCCCGGTGCCATAGGCCCCTACCTGGAACCCTGAATCGGTGTTGCGGGGTGTGATCGTGCCGAACGACTCACCACGCCGAAGCAGTACGCGCTTGCCGGCATACGCCGAAGGCAGCGCGGTCTGTGTCGCTGCGCCAGTCGGACAGTCGGTGTACGTGGCCGAGGTAGACACGCAGATCGTGTTGGTCCCTGCGAATACCGCCGCTGGATCATTCACGGTGATGGTGACGCTGGCGCCGCCGACCGTTGCGGTGTAGGTGCCCGGCAGATCATAGACATGCGCCGCGATGGGTCCACCCGTCTGCGTGTTCTTCGGCAATCCAGAGATGGCCCACGACTGGCCGCGCTCGTCGCCGAAGTTGAAGCTATAGACCCCGTTGAAGGC